TTATGGCGGGTAGACCCCCCAAACCAACGAATATAAAGGCTTTAAACGGTTGGCCGGGGCACCACCCCAAGCCAAAGGGTGAGCCGAAGCCCCGAGAGGACATCGGGACTTGCCCTGAACGGTTGGCCGGGATCGCGCGGGGAGAGTGGGAGCGTCTGAGCGCGGAGCTCAAGAGCATCGGCCTCTTGACCGTTGTGGATCGGGCCGCCCTGGAAACCTACTGCGTGGCCTATCAGCGGTGGAGAGAGGCTGAAGATGCTCTGGTGGAGTCGGGCGGGCCGGTGATCGAGAACAGGTTCAAAGATCCCATCGTGAACCCGGCCTTTACGATCGCCCACAAGTCCATGGAGATCCTGAGGCGCATCGCGACGGAGTTTGGATTCACCCCTTCTTCAAGATCGAGGATCTCGATCAAGGAAAAGAACGAGGACCCGGACGAGGATTTCTTCGGGGCGGGTAAAAAAACACCGTCTCCGCGCCAAGTGGTTCGCCAGTATCGCGAGGGCCACGCGTGAAGAAGCCGGCCGTTAAGAAGCGGGCCAAGAAAACGGACGACGGCTTTTGGTTCGACGAGGTGGCAGCGGAGCGCGCCTGCGCTTTCTTTCCCCGGTTCCTTCGACATATCAAGGGCCAGTGGTCCGGGCAGCCGTTCGACCTGGAGCCTTGGCAGAAGGAGATCATCCGGGCCGTCTTTGGATGGAAGCGCCCGGATGGAACGCGCCGGTATCGGACGGTCTACATCGAAATCCCAAGGAAGAACGGGAAGTCCGCCATCTGCGCAGGCTTGGCGCTCTTCCTCCTCTTCGCGGATAACGAGCCCGGCGCCGAGATCTACAGCGCGGCCGGGGACCGGGAGCAGGCGGCCATCGTGTTCGACGTCGCCAAGGAAATGAGGGAGGCCTCGAGCGCCCTGGTGTCCAGGTCGGAGGCCTACCGGCGATCCATCGTCTTTCCGAGCACGGCCTCGTCTTACAAGGTCCTCTCGGCCGATGCGCCTACGAAGCACGGTCTGAACGCGCACGGGATCCTCTTCGACGAGTTACACGTCCAGCCGGACCGAGAGCTTTGGGACACCCTGACGACATCCATGGGCGCCCGCCGGCAGCCGTTGACCATCGCGGTCACCACGGCCGGATACGACCGGAATTCGATTTGCTGGGAGCAGCACGATTACGCGCTGAAGGTGAAGAAGGGGATCATTCAGGACCCGAGCTTCCTCCCGGTCATTTACGCCGCGGATGAAGAGGACGACTGGACGAGCCCTGAAACCTGGAAGAAGGCCAACCCAAATATGGGCGTCAGCGTGAGCGAGAGCTACCTCGACCAGGAGTGTAAGAGGGCCCAGGAGGTGGCGGCCTATGAGAACACCTTCAAGCGGTTGCACTTGAACCTCTGGACGAAGCAGAGCAAGCGGTGGTTGGTGATCGAGAAATGGGACGCCTCCGGTGACGCCGGCGGCAGAATCGATGAGGACGACCTGGCGGGCATGCCGTGCTACGCGGCCTTGGATTTGGCGACCACAACGGACATCGCCGCGTTCGTCTTGGTCTTCCAGGTGGAAGGGGCCTTCAAGGTCCTCTGCCGCTTCTTCGTCCCGGAGGACACGATCGATGAGCGATCCCGGCAGGCTTCAGACATGTATCGGCTCTGGGCGAAGCAGGGGTTCATCACGGCAACCGAAGGCGACCAGATCGATTACAGGACGATCTACACCCAGATCAAGGCGGACGCGGAAAGATTCGAAATCAAAGAACTCGCGTTCGACCGGTGGGGCGCGACACAGATGGTCCAGGACCTGACAGCGGATGGGTTGAAGGTGGTTCCGATCGGGCAAGGATTCGCGTCCATGTCGGCTCCAACCAAAGAGCTCATCCGGCTGGTGCTTTCGAAGAAGATTCACCACGGCGGACACCCGGTTTTACGATGGATGGCGGACAACATGGCTTGTAAGCAGGACGCGGCTGGCAACATCAAGCCGGACAAAGAGAAGTCAACGGAAAAGATCGACGGCATGGTGGCGCTCGTCATGGCCCTGGCCCGGATCATCGTCACGCCGGAAGGCGGGGACAGAAGCGTTTATGAGGACAGGGGGCCTATCGTCATATGATTTTCCAAAAGATCAAATCCTTTTTTGAGAAACGGTTTCATCCCAGCCAGGATCCATCCGAGACGTTCACGCGAATGTTCGGCGCGAGGTCCGAAACGGGTGTGGACGTCACCGATGACACAGCCATGACGTTGACGGCCGTGTTCGGCGCCGTGCGGATCATCTCTGAGACCGTCGCCTCCTTGCCTTGCTTCGTCTACAAAAGGCTCAAGGTTGGAAAGGAGCGAGATCCGGAGCATCCCCTCTTCAAACTCCTGCATGACCAGCCAAATCCGGAGATGTCCGCGATGAGTTTCCGTGAGGGAACCATGGCATGGACCTGCCTCCGTGGGAATGGGTATGCAGAGATAGAACGGGACGGGATGGGTTTACCCAAGGCTCTCTGGCCGATAGCTGCGAATCGGGTGACCGTCTACAGGGTTAAAGGCCGCCTCCAATACCACGTGACAATCTCCAGCGGTGAAACCCGTGTTTTGTTCGCAGACGAAATTTTGCACATCCATGGGTTTTCGAGAGACGGAATCGTTGGGCTTTCTCCAATCGCATATGCCAGAGAGTCGATCGGCCTGGGGCTGGCCGCCCAGGAATATGGCGCGCGACTCTTCGCCAACAACACGACGCCCAAGGGCGTGATCGAGTATCCGGGAAAGTTTAAGAACCAAGACACCCTGAATCGGCTCAAGGAACAAATCGAATCAGCTCACCGTGGACTGACCAATTCCCATCGGATGCTGATCCTCGAAGAGGGGATGAAATGGGCGCAGACCGGAATCGCGCCTGAGGACGCTCAGTTCCTTCAGTCGCGAAAATTCCAGATCGCCGAAATTGCCCGGATCTTCCGTATCCCTCCGCACATGTTGGGAGACCTGGAGCGGGCCACGTTCACCAACATCGAACATCAATCAATCGACTTCGTCGTCCACACCATCAGGCCGTGGCTGGTGCGGTGGGAGCAGGAGATCATGCGATCCCTCCTTTTGCCGTCGCAGCAGAAGACTCATTTCGCGGAGTTCAACGTGGACGCTCTTCTCCGCGGTGACATCAAGAGCCGTTACGATGCCCATGCCGTTGGGATTCGCAACGGATGGTTGAACGCGGATGAAGTTCGGCAGCTTGAAAACATGAACCCAATTCCCGACGGGAAGGGGCAGCAGTATATGGTGCCGCTGAATATGGCGCCCGCCGGCGGTGAGCCGAGCGATCCTCCCGACGGAACGTCCGTCGTAAAAGAGTAGCGGTCGAAAGTTGCCAAATTATGCAATCGACCTATTTTGAACACGGCTATAGAATGGCCTCAAGATGAAAAAGAAGGAAAAACGATCGTTTGAGCTTACGAACGTCGAGGTCCGCGAGGACGGCGGCAAGCGCCAGCTCTCTGGCTATGCGGCCGTGTTCAACAAAAAGTCCGTTCCGCTTTATGGCTTCCGCGAGGTCATCCGGCCGGGCGCGTTCGCCAAGACGATCAAGGAAGATGACATCCGCCTTCTTTGGAACCACGACCACAGCATCGTCTTGGGACGAAACAAGAGCGGGACTCTGCGCTTGAGTGAGGATGACAACGGACTCAAGATCGAGGCGGATCTTCCTGACACCCAGGCGGGCCGGGATGCCAGGGAGAGTATCAGCCGCGGAGACGTCAGCCAGATGTCCTTCGCGTTCGAAGCCATCAACGACCGGTGGTTCACTGAAGAGGGGGAAGATCGGCGGGAGCTTATTGAGGCCCGCCTCTTCGAGGTTTCCCCTGTGACCTTCCCGGCCTACCCCGATTCGAGCGTGTCCGCCCGGGCGCTCAAGGCAAGCGGCATCAACCTGGACCAGTTGGGCAACGCTTTGGAGATGTCCGCGGCCGGGCAGGAAGTCCGGGCGGACGATATGGCGGCCTTGGATGCGGCCTTCGACATCATCACCAGCTTTCGCAACAAGCGTCACAAACCTCAGGAAATCAGCCGGGAAGCTCGATTCGATCTGCTTCGGCGGCAGTTGGCTCTGACCGAGCTATAGGAGACGACAATGAACTTGAACGAACTTCGCAATAAGCGTGGCCGCCTGATTCAACAGTGCCGCGAAATGCTTTCTCTTGCCGAGAACGAGAAACGGGAGCTTACCACCGAAGAAAGTGCGAAATACGACACTCTTTTCAGCGAATCCCAGACCCTCGGCACGAAGATTCAGCGTGAGGAGAAACTCCTGGAAGAGGAGCGCGTGGCCGGTGCATCCACCCGCGCCATCTTGGATCCTCTCGGTGGCGAGAACCGGGGCGGCAACCCTGCCGACGCTGAGAAACGGTATCAGGACATCGTCCGACCCGCAATCGGAAAATGGTTTTCCCGCGGCAAGGGCGTAAGCTTTTCCGGGGAGGAGGCGCGCGCGCTGCAGGCCGACCTCGATGTGCAGGGCGGATACCTCAAGCCTCCGATGCAGTTCATCCGATCCCTCATCAAAGCTGTGGATGATCAGCTCTTTATTCGTCAGCTCGCGACCGTTCACCAGATCACCGAAGCGGACTCCATGGGCGCTCCCTCTCTGACCTCCGATCCCGGGGATTCGGAGTGGACGGGTGAAATCACGGAGGCGCCCGAAGACTCTTCCATGGCTTTCGGCAAGCGGGAGCTCAAGCCCCATGCCCTCAAGAAGTTGCTGAAGGTCTCAAACAAGCTCCTGCGTCTGACTGCGGACGCAGAGAAGTTGGTCCGCGACCGCTTGGCCTATAAGTTGGCTCTTCCCCAGGAAAAAGGTTTCCTGACCGGGAGTGGTGCTGGACAGCCGCTGGGGGTCTTCACCGCCTCCACCCAGGGAATTTCCACCGGCCGGGACGTCTCCACGGGCAACAGCGGCACGGAAATCGCCGCCGACAACCTGATCGAGCAGAAATACTCGCTCAAGGCCCAGTATCACGGCAAGGCTCAATGGTTGGGCCACCGCGACTGGGTGAAGCGGGTCGCCAAACTGAAGGATTCCGAGGGCCAATACCTTTGGCAGGCCGGTCTCCAGGCCGGTCAGCCCGACCGGTTGCTTGGATTCCCGGTCAACATGACCGAAAACGGTCCCAGCACCTTCACCACCGGGTTGTATACCAACATCCTTGGCGACTTCAGCTTCTACTGGATCGCGGAAGTCCTGGCGATGGAGATCAAGCGCCTGGACGAGCTCTATGCCCGCACAGGGCAGACCGGCTTCATCGTCGAAGCCCAGGTCGACGGCATGCCCGTCCTCGAGGAAGCC